AAGAGGTTGTAATGCGGCATCCTGGCCTCCCATGCTGGGTTGGCCACCTGGCTGACCACCAGGCTGACCTTCTGTATCAGCGGGAGAAGGCAATCGAGCATAACCTTGTTGTGTGAGTTCATCTGTAACTGTTTGTAAATCCGAAAGTACTTGTACTAAATCACTTACAAATTCCAAATCAAGTTGATCTTTTTGTTGTAACATTGATTGAGACACCACAGTTACCAGATCTAGAGCCTGATTAAGACTGTCTATCTCATTTTGACCAGCAAATTTTACACAACCTGTATCACAGCACATAATGTTTTGAGAAGCTGCCGCTTTCAATAACCTAGGAAAGACGGTTTGTATGGCAGCCACTTTCTTCAGGAACTCTTGCGGATCAATAATTTCTGTCACACCACAATCGTGGCAAGCTGGATTAACCACGAACGAATTCTCGATAAACTTGATACCAAAGTTAAACTCAAACGCTTCTTGATCTGAAACATCAAATGTCTTGGTTTCACCCTTTTTGCATTCGCAAATTGGGCAAGGTTCATCACCACCATTCTCATGGTACTTACATTTAATTCCCTTTTCAGATAACTTGCGAGTCTTTCTCTCTCGAACGTGTGAGCAATATTCGCTTTGGTTCGCTGCTTTATTATGGCATATAGAACAGACTGAGTATTGAACTTGACAGTTTTTAACTGCCACACCTTCTACAATATACGAATGGTCATTTTCAACTTCTAAGTTATAGACTGGTTCACTATTGAATCTTTTTGTAATTGATTTAATAGGGAAGACAATATAATTTTCCGTTCTTCTAAAATTACCATTTTTCATTGATGGAAGCGGAAAATCTTTCTTCGTATAAGGTGAAACAAAACTAGCTATTTCTCGTGATAATGTAGGACTAATAGAAATTGCATAAGCTGGTCTACGGGTTTGTGTACTTGACCCATTGACTACATCTACACTTTCCAAACCTGCTGCCTTAAGTAATGTAGATACTTTTCCGTCAACAGTGATATTTGTTGTAGATTTTATACCAAATCGTGATAACAATAATACCAGTTGGCTTCTAAGAACTTCGGATGTAGTAGTCCCAACAAAGTTTTGGTAAGGGACATTAGGAATACTACGTTGATAACCATCGCCTGCCAGCCAGGCTCCTACAATATGTTTTTGTACCTCTTTCGGCCATGATAGACATTTTGTTGCCAGTCTCTTTTTATAGCTATATTCATTACAATAATTATAGAACCACTGAGCAACATTGTGACCATAACAATGTATAACTATTGATCCCTTATTTGATTTATCTTGAACATAAACAGCATTATCAGGGAAACATTCTTTCAACAATGATTCTATCTCTTTAACAAGGCTATCCTTTTCCTTACACGAAAGAGAAAAGATAACTGTTTTGCGAACTCCATTCTGTTTGTTAAAACTGCCCTCAGCTAAAAAATATCCCATAAGACGAGCTTTGGAGATAGTGGCATCTTCATCTGAATTCTCTCGTTCTGGGATCGGGAATGATACGAAATCCCCAACTTCTAGTTCTTTGGATGGTTTCCACTCGAATTCAAAGTCATTTTTAATGTCGTTTAATAAAATGTTTGTTTTTTGATAATGCCCCTGTTTTTGTCTTTTCTGAAACTTTCTAAGTGGCGATTGAATACAGGTGACATTTTTAATTTGTTTACCACAACCACAAGAACATACATTTTGTTTCTTCAGTATCCAAAATGGGTGCTCGCTGGTGCATTCAAGAATTTCTGGTATACCTTCAGCTTTTATTTGATAGATAAAGTCGTTCTCTTTGTCTATATGTCGTTGCACATTCAAAACCGGTTTTATATTTCCCAAATGGGTGTAAACCATATCTCCTACTTGAATCTCTTTGATAGGGATATACTCTCCACTCTCAACAAGAACCCGCATTTCTCCTGTCCAACAGCCCATCGAAGTTCCGGCTATATATTCCTGCTTAAGACCTCTAGCTAATTTTGGATATGCTTCGGCATCTACGCGGGCAATGATCATAATACCATTGCGATCTTCATTCCACCAAGAGTGAACTACCTTACCACGAGCTTCTTCAGCATCACTATTATTATGGTTGGTAAAAACTGGCACCCCAACAAACGTGTTCGTGGCTTTCCGAAGTTCTTCTTGTTGGAAGTGGTCACCATTATCATTAGTTTCGTCTGCTTTGATAGCAAAACACTTAACATATAGAGAATCGGGGTGAGATTTTATCTCCGCTTCAAGATCAAAATCTGGGCTATCTCCGTCAGTTTCCATCTCAGCAAACTTCTTAGAAGCCACCTTAATAGTGTTTAATGTTTCCTGTAAAACAGATTTATCAAACAAACTCTTATTGGCTTTCAGATAAGATAAATTACCTTCAAAGACTGGCACATTAAGGGGTTGAGCATCAATTAATTTGTATTTAGCTGTTTTCTTTAGCATTTCTTAATTTCCACAATAGTAGATCAACCTTGTCAGCCAACACCTGTATACCCCTTTTGTCGAGTTCATTTGCTACTTTTTCAAGCCTATCGACAACAGACGAGCCATGGGATGGGTTTCTAAACAGTTGCCGCTTAGATTTATCTTTACCAACATATAGGGTATTATTGCCCGGCATTGGTTTTGGAACCTTCTTTTCTTCTGGTGTAGGAGGTAGAGGAGATGGAACCGGTGTAGGCACAGAATATTGTGGTGTGACAGGTATGCCTTCAGCACCTGGCGTTTGAGATAAGCCTTCAGGCTGAGGAACCTCTATATCTGCCGGTGGCTGTGGAGGCAGTGGAGCACCCGTTGAATCTTCAATACGTTCTGTAGCAGGCAATATACTGCCTGGTGCTTCTACTTCATCTCCCATGCCAGGTTCAGGTGCTCGTATATCACCTGCCTCTCCAGGCATTTCTATGTCCTCGTTAGGATTATTCTCTTTAATGTTACCAATAAATTTCTCAAGGTTCGAAGCATCACTGTCAAGTTGATCTGTAGACAAAACTGATGTTGATCCATCGGCTTGTTTCATGATAATCTCGAATGTAGTCTTCATAGCTGAGGGTTTACCTGCTAATTCTGGTGGTGGCTCCTGTTCTAGTTTTTTGCGTACAGCATCTATGGCACGTTTAGCACTAAGCTCAATCAAATCAAAACGAGCATTCACAGGCATAATGAGCATATTTAATTGCTTTTGTAAAGTTGGGAATCGGCGTTCCAATTCACTTAATATGGACTTCCATTTGTTGTCCTCAACTAACTTCTTAAGCATGCCTTCTGTACTACCTGCTTCACCAATAAAATAGTTCAGCGTTTCTATAACCTTAATAGTACGTACTTTTACACCAGTACGATTCATTTCATATGCCTGGCGCAAAGATTCTTCTTGTATCTCCTCCTGTGGAGCACCATAAGGCAGAGGTTTATGCTCAGACATAACAACTTCCTCACCTTTATATATGGCTGTGCGATCCTGCATTCGTTCCCAGTAAGAGGATTTACGATATGTATTATGACCTTTACGTATACCATATGCATCATGTCTGCGGGTACGCTCGGAATTCAACATCCCTCTAACAATCTTGGCTTCTTCTCTTTGCTCTTCAGTTAAACTCGGATCGTCAGGATCGGCAGACACTTCCTCAGCATTAAAAGCGTAATAGAGACCAACCATAATTTGACCACCATCACCCTTACCAGAGCTTGTAGAATAATGCCGACCAAAAATCTCATCTTCGCCTGGAGCATTTAACCCACGAGCAACACCAGGAATCTTTTCACCACACGATGTATGCATAAGGCAAGATACAAAGTCCATCATCTTAGATAAACCATACCCATACTGACTGAATGATTTCCAACCTTGAGGATCAATTCTAGTATCTTGATCAGTAGCCATCACGCTATCGTGATAATTGTTGATAAATTTCGACATTCTATCCCAATTACCCGTCTTCTTGTATTCCTGAATAGCACCCACTAAAGGGTTGGTAGGTAGATTGTTCTCTGCAATCTCGTATACTCGGTTGACTACCTCAAACTCTTTCTTTGTTTCTGGGTATTGCATCGATATCACCTTGCAAGGGTGTTGTCCCGGCATTGTACGACAAGTTGACTTGATCTGTTCTGCCATTCTTTTCCAAGCCTCTGGATCATCACCGCTGGGAAGTCCATTAGCAAACAACCTGAACAAAGCACTATTCTGTTCATTATCTTCCAATTTAGGGTTATGTTCATAATAAGTTTCTAATGCTGATGCAAGCGATCTGTCTAAAACGTCTTTACTAAGAGCACTATAGTTATCTCCATACTTTTTGATAAGGCTCTCATAAACAGTTTCGGCACCAGTCCTGTTATGCATAACAGTGTACCAAGCTATATCAGCAACCGATGGATCAGAATCATTCCCACCAAATGGAGTTTTACCCTGTAAAGAAGCAAGTTTGCGTATAGCCTCGCTAGATGCTTGTCCCCACTTTTCTACGACAGCCCCCAGTGCTGGTTGTTGCACCCGTCGTGGTCTGCCAGCCGAATTATCAACTGCTAGTTTATTCCAGTTCTTAACAAGATGGTTCCTACCAAGGTTGATAGTATCTCGATCATATAATACTTCTCCCTTATTATCTTCCCATGCAGGTAACTTACGTAGCATTGGGATAACAGGCATACGTTGTAAAGTTCCAGGATCAGAATCCAAACCATTAGATGAGAAATAGACAGAAAACTTAGGAACATAAAATTCGTTACGACCAACATGATACTTATCTTGTTCATGAGTGGCCCACGTTGAATAGTTTGTGTTAAACTGTTTTAAGTGGTCATCAGTATACTCTTTGTTGTCTCTGAAGTACTCAAAAGAATCTAATGTCAAAAGAGAGAGCAACAACTTAAGATCAGTGGTATCTAGTGTGGTTCTTGTCTGACTTTTTTCTCCCTCAGTTACTTCCAGTCCTACGCGGTATTTGATCTTGCCTTTAGAAGATTGAATCCCCCAATGCAAGAACGACTCTCCCTCACCTGGAGTAGCAAGCTTGGCAATTCTTTCCATCAACTTCGATCTTTCAGTCCCAGACACACTTTGTAATTTAGCAACAAGATTTTGCAAAACCAGAATCTTTTCGGGTGTTAATGACTTCTCTGCCGTTCGTAAACCCTTATCAAATTCCACCATTATGTGTTTGATTTGTTGGCTACCTGCTGATGCTGCTTGCCTGTACTCTTCTGGAGTCATCTTAGCAACGTAGCTATTTATCTGTAGTTGTCTATCAATCTCTTTATATAATCCTGGGACATCCAAGGCATATCCTTGTCGCACCTTATTAGCAATAGCTCGCATGAGGTAACTATCATAATTGAGATCGCCAATTTCATTATTATCAAACTTCATGCCACCACTTTGTCGCTGTCGATTCAACTGAATGTCACCACCATAATTAATGTATTTGCGATAATGATCTTGATAAAATGCAGAGCTATCTACTCCTGACAAATGATCATCACTTTGGATAGACGAGTACCGTTGTAACTCGCCCCTGATGAATCGGGTGAGGTCATCCTTGTTGATTGACCCTCCCTTTTCCTCAGATAAAACTGATGCATGGTAATATGGGTTCAAGGAGATACTGTTATCTTCAAGATCACTGATGAAAGCGTTAATATCAAATCCTATAGCCTGGCTAACTTGGTTAATAGCATCATCAGCAATACCAAGAGACTTCTTATTGAACATAGGTTTGATGTGGCGACGATATTTAAATCTCATTACTAACGTAGCAAGTGGTTCATCGGGCAGTTTATCAGGATCATTGGATTCTAAATCGGGGGCTTGATACCGATATAGACCACCCTTGGTCGGTAGGAACGGTTGGTGAAGTTTGCCTAATTCATCTCGCTCCCTGACTTTCTCTTTCATGTAGGGGTGAAAGTTCTCTTCGATATCCTTCTTGATGGCTGCTGCTTTCGGACCTACATCAGGATAGTCCCATGCTAGATTCCAGACCGCAGTATTCAGATTACTGTAGCCTGTATTGAAAGCCATCCCTAACTTTTGTAGTCGGGATAATCGATCAACAGATTCATGCAAAAACCATTGTTTTAATTCCATATTGTCCATAGGAACATGGTTCTGCTTGGCTTGTTCAACTCTTCGAGATGCCTCTTTGATAAGGTATTGTTTGATTTTGTCACTCTTCATAACTAACTCTTAATATGCTTTGGTATCTCAATTGAGGCTAGATCGTTCTTTGTCCATTGACCAGCGTTTTGAGGCATTCTAACTCCCCACATTTCAATAGCATAAGCAATCGCCGATCGCAACGTAGGAAAATATTTGCCTGATGGAGAATATGCCTTTTTCTTTGGATCGTTAGGCATTTTCTTGTTGCCAGCGAAAAATGACTTACCTTCTCGATTAGACACAGCAGGGCCTACAACTACATATCTCCAACATGCATCTTCATAGTCCTTGCCAACCCAGCGAAAATACGATCCAGGCAAGATTTCATCAAACTTTTCTTTGACATCTTTCGACTTATCACCGTAGTGTTCATCCCATTTGATGCCTTTCTCCTTGATTCGTCTTCGCCCGGCTCTTACTTCTATCATTTAAGTCTTCCTATATCTTGCTTCAATCCAGCCTTGTAAAATCTTCCGAGATAACTGGCATAATCACTCATCTGTTGCACCTTACCTCTTCGTAAAGTATGGAGAATTGGTAGCACGGGTTCTGGCTTGGAAGCAGTCTTCTGCTTTCCTGTCTTCATCGCCTTACCAATATATTCTCCTATAGTATTATGAACAGCTTGCCTTGCTTCCTCTATAACTTTGTCGTCAAACCGTAAAACAGTCCAACCACGCTGAGCCAACAAAGAATCCCTTTGCTTATCATTCTCTGCCTGCTCCTGATTAGCGTGCCATATGTCTCCGTCGCAATTAAAAAAGCAAATATTATCAGCACAATATGTATGATTGTCGGACTTGATTTGACTAGAAGTGGTGAAATTGTATACCAGCCCATTGTATGGATATATTTTAATGTTCTTGACTGGAACATAAAAGAATTCATCATCTTCACGGTATTGCTGTTTGATATGACCTCCAAAGTTAATGTTTAATTCCCATAATCCATGAGTATTGCATTCCCTTCCTTGTATTTTCATAACACATGGTTTACGACCTTGGCACAATGAAGAGAAATGCCCCATAGACATTAGCAAATGTTGCATTTCAACAAGCAATATTTTAGAAGATGAAGTTAACCTCCAAGATTCATCATAGAGTCTTTTACATCCATCTCCATCATAGAAGCCCTCTATGAAAGATTTTTTGAAGGCATAGTCTGTATTCCAAATGAACGTTGGAATACACTTATTGTGAGAATAAATTTTAGTTCCGAACCACTGTGAAATAGCATACGATAAGGATTTTGCATGAACAACCACTTGGCAAGCATTTTCATCGGACACGGGCCTAACGGACGAGTTGATATTGAAACACTTATCCAGACAGTATTGGGTTTTTGCTATTATTTCTGTTTCATCCGAGTTAAATGTAAATATCACATCGTTGTGTTTATCTAAATTGGAATGTCCCTCCGCACAATATATTCCTAGCAACCAACCAAAATGGGAATCAAGATTTACTTTCTCAGGCAATATGTGACTGTTATAAGTTTGAGCAACATTGTATTCTGACAAACATAAATAGTCTAGTAACACATGGGTTTTACGTTTTGGAATTAAAACAAAATCGCCAACCTCAATGTCTTGGGATTTAACCTTTTTTGGTGTATCAGGAATTATATAGCTTCTAGTTCGAGTAATCTTTGGCTCTTCACGTTTAACACGTATGTGTTTTGGCTTACTTATTAAAACAGGATGATTAAAGGTCACCTTCGACGGGAGTAATCCTAATGACTTTATTTCAACCATGTCACCAGAATAGGTATCTTTCATTCGGATATCAATATCAACCGGGTTGCCTGAATGTCCAATTAAACTATCATGTTTCCTTATATCATCTACTTCTTTATATCCGTCTGTAGTTGCTACTAAAGTTTCTGGATGTACGCACTCAATACACAATTTCAAATGAGGTAGGGCAAAATCTAAAGCATAAGGTTTAGCCCCTGTAGGATTTTCTACAGGGAATTGAGCCTTAATGAACTGTGGATTTAGCTGATAAACTTCAGCAAGACTGGTGAGTATTTCAGCCATTTCTTGTTCAATGCTGGTCAACTTAATCATAGGTATTTGCTCAGGTGGCATACCTTGTTCCTGGTCCTTTTGTTTGCCTTTTTTCATTACCTTGCCACCTTCAGCCATCGGAGCCATGCCACCCGGAGCCATGCCTCCTGCACCTGCTCCACCCATCATTCCGGCGTCTGCTGGACCACCCATACCCATTCCACCACCCATCATTCCACCGGCCATCGGATCAGCACCACCTGGCGGCATTCCACCTGCACCCGGCATTCCGCCTGGCATTCCGCCTGGCATTCCACCCATAGCAGCACCAGCAGGACCAGATTGCATTTGCTCATAACGCATTCGCTTAACTTCCTGATCATAATCTAGGTCTAGTTCTTCTAAGAATGTCTGGGCTGATATCAGTTGTTTGTCATGTAGCTGGTTTAACAGTTGATACCATTGAGTCTTGTCCTTAAGATTGAGATCATTCCATTTAATGGTTGGATATAGGAATACAGTCTCACCGATTTCACTACTCTCTTCCTCATCTATGAAGCCTTGCATCTCTGCAATAGGTTTGAAGATGTTAGTCTCACACCACTCACCTAGTGTACCCCTCCATGATTCAATACGACGGATTAAAGTCTCAACACCAACTTGAGCACTTTGGTAGCCAGACATCTCACCATTGAGTAGTGACTGGTTAAGCATGAAACCATCAAGGATTTCCTTGCCAATATACTCCATCTCTTGCGTTACCTGAAGTATCTTGCCAGAATTACCTTGAATAGTAATTTTACCATTACGCATAGTCACAAAATAACCAGTTGAAGTAGTAAAACACCATACCTTTCCATTATAATATTTCACATTTACATGTTTACTCTTGATCTTAGGCATACGACCTTTGCCTGTTAAACACATATTGCAATATAGCATATACTGCTTATCTTTCCGATAATTGCTTAATACAGGAGCTAAATTCATTTTGAATAATATCTCAGCAACATCTTCTAATAGCCTATAGCTGTTACTGCACAATTGAATCGCATCACTAGTATGATATGTATATTTAGTGGCATCACCATCCATTAAGGCTTTTATTAACACAGACAAGTATTTAGGAGAAAGGTTTTTAATAAATGCTGGTATCTTCTTATCTGACGAATTAACACCAAACCATTCTCCTATCTGACTTACAAATTTTTGTTGACATAACACCCAATCAATAGTATTGCGGTAATCATATGCATATTTTTTGAAAGGGATTCCTAAATCTGACATCTTTGACACAAAACAATCTATATCTTCACATTTGTGCTTATTAGCAGATGGAGATTGTGAGAAAGAAGAATAATTACCATTAGAACAGTAACCTTCAGACAAATAATATCCAGCATACTGCAAGAATATATCTAGAGGAACTTTTATACCACAAAAGTCTATAGAATCAACAGACTCAATAGATTCATCTGTTTCGTATTCGGCCACACTTCTAAAGAAAACTTCAGAATGATCACTTTCATAATTACTCACCTTTTCGTATATAAGATGTGCTGTTTCAGTTTTAGGTTCATTTTTAGTACGATTGTAGTGCAACATTGTATGTGTTGGAGTCACTAATATATCCACTTTATTCCCTAAAAAGTGGATCATATCTCCAGAATAATCATAAACATGCTTCTCTAAAGGCTTTTCATACCACATTTTACAACTATTCGGGTCAAATACCATAATTTCATCTTCGTCACCTATCTGATCATATGCTTTCCATCCATTGTTTGTTAGAGCCTTAGTCTCACTATCATGACAAGCACCATACCATTCGTAGTCGAAATTGTGATGAGTAACAATGGCTAGGTTTGGATCATTAGCAGTTGCTGCTATCTGCTGTTGTATGTCTGCAATGTCTGCGGAAGTTGCAGGTCTGTCATCACTACCAATTTTGACCACTCTAACAGGTAGTATTAAACGCTCTGCCACAATCCAGTTGGCTGTCATGATTTTAGTTTTATAAGCCAAAGTAGTAAACAGACGACGTATCAAACTAGAACCATAAGTACCATAAGGTACTGGCATATGCTTGAGATGTGAGATAGTTCTATTTGACATAGGAATTGGCTTGTTCTGGATGACAAGCCTTTTCACTTCATCTGGAATACTATCGTACATGTTCTTTGGTTGCTTGTAGAATACAATGCGTTTCAATTCTTCATCTGGGACCATTACGATGGTAGCTTCCTCAGCAAGAATTGACTGCTGTACTTCCATCCAATCTGGATTGAGTATCTTGATTGACTTAATCATTCCACCTGGGTGATCACATCTTTCACCCGTACCAGGATCAGTCCCCCCCCCACCACAAATTGGACAAGAAATATCTGTATGTGTAAAGACATCTCCAAGCATAAAATACTCAGAAGACATCATCTTGAAATTTTCGTTCATATTCAACCTGGTGGCTGGAACAACCTTCTTGTGATAGAATCTCCAAATGTGGTGATCTTTGCAATCTAATTTGAAGCCATTCATAGGGAACCTAGAGTTGCTACAGGCTATCCCATGTGCTACGTAATTATGAACATTTTCGACTTCCATATCATAAAGATTGCCCTTATAAAGCATAACTTCCATCTTTACAATCTTGCGTGGAGTGTAATCTTGGGACAGGTTATCCTTATCTATAATTGGAGTAAGAAGACAATCTGATAAATTAAGACTTCCTGCCTGAATATATTCAGTGCTATTTTCCCTCAAAGTAAGTAGTTTATGTTGCTTAGAACATTTAATTGGTTCAACATCACCATCCAAATAAATGTGTACTATTTCTTCGTTGGCCTCACGCTCGAATTTTCGTATTACTTTGTTAGTAGACTTCTCATGATTTCTCACTACATCACCTACTTTAATAGATGAGATAGATTTCTGAGCACCATTCGCCATAAGTATTTGGGTTTCAGGAGTGAAACAATAAAAATCTATAGCAGCAGCTACTTTTGGTTCATTTTCGTAGAAAAATCTGCAATTAGATGTGACATAACCACTTGCAACAAATGAACGTTCTGGATCAATCTGCAAATCATAGCCTCGTCCTGTATAACAAAACTGTTTTATGTAATCAATAGGTTGAGCCATGTAGGTTACACCATCTTCTTCATAAAAGAATCGTAATTCTCTCGTTTTACGTGGTGTAAAGTTTTCAGGGATTTTGTCGCTATGCATGTACGGTTTTAGTAACAAAATGTCAGATTGCGGGATGAATATGCGATATACCCACTTACTGTTAGTGGGATAGTGATCACCATAAAGAGGATAACGACCTAATGAAGCCCGAATTCCTACTGACAAAAGAAGCCAATAGAGTTGATCTGCCATATCACAAGAGTAGTTATTTGCAATAAGTTTGCCTTCTGCCTTAGAAAAAGAACCATCACCATCAAAATATCCACCGAGCACATGTAGTCGTGATTCTTTGTCAAGATCGAATAGTTCTGCTGTAAATCGTTTTTCGATGAGCTTGCCTGTGATATATTTGTTGAAAAACTTATGACATTCTGGAGTAGTTGATGTTATTCTGTTTGATTGTTCACTACAAGAGTGATCACGGACTCTGATTTTGCCAAGTTTAGAAAAATCCTCTTCTAACTTGGCCTTAAACTTCTCATTTTTGTTAATAGTAAAATGTACTTCATTTCTTAAGCTGCTAACATGCCCATCAGCAACGGCCAATCCTATTAACCATGAATTATTGTTACTTAATCGTGTCTTTCCGATGGAAGGGACTGGAGCTAAAAGATAATCTTTGTTATGTACATACTGAGCTTCTTTACGACAAATTAAGACATGAGGAATGTTTACCTTTTTTACACCATTTGGCACAATTCCTTTTTTGAGATGGCTTGCAGCACCTTGTGCTATTTTGATCTTTTTCCTGTGTAACTCCCCATCCAAAACTATCATTTGATGTTCATTAGAAACTGACAATGTCCTCCAGTTTCCATAACATTTGAATTCCCTACAATCCTTGTCCTTGTGTTGGCGAATAGAGTATTTAAGGGGGCTACGAAATATTCCGGTACCAGACATGACTGGCTCACAGTCTATCTTGTCAAACAGCATTCCACCGGTTATACTATCCTTTACTTCTTCGTGTATAACAAATTCTATATCCTCAATAGGACGACAGGTATAGTCGCAAGTCGTTATGTAACAAGGACTTCCAGCAGGTGACACACAATCCCACTGATAAATTTCTCTACGTTTAGATGCTATTTGCCAGTTTTGAGGGGTATGTAATGGGCTAAACCACATAGGTTGGCCCATCATATTATTGACACCAGTCATCTGGGCCATTTTCTGGAAGCCCGTGAATCGAGCATCAGCAGAAGCTGCTATAGCACTACTAGCATATTTGAAGTTGCCACCTTCGCTCATCCTCTGTTCATCTAAATCTTGAACTCGTTTTTGGTGTGCTAGTTTTGGAGTCAATGCATTTGCATAGGGATCACCCATGATTATTGGTTGTTTGTAATTAGGGTCATCTGGTAATATGAGGTTTCCCATTTTTAACTATCCCTTTCAGTATCATTCGTTAAGATAGTGCTTAACATTTTATCTGTGATTTTGTGAGAATTGTGCAATTTCTGTAGAACATCCTGTGTTCTTAATCCTCCATTGCCAAGTCCTTGGCTGTCTCTTCAATATCACTACGTACTCGCACTTTGAGCCTTTTAATGATATCCGGTTTCTCACAGTTACGTTCCATTATACGTAGTTCGTGTTTGTTTAAGGAGTCAATAAAGTCTAGAACTTCATCTTTATCTCCATCGAATAACGATAGTATTGCAGGAGTTATCTTCGTTGTTGGAGCCTGCATAGGCTTAGAGGTTGAGAGTGGAGGAGCGGAAGCAGGGCCAGTGGGGCCACTTTGTTGACGCTGATGCATATCACTTAGATGTTTACGCCATCGGTTTGATTCTTGTTCTCGTTTCCACCTCTGTTTCTGCTTGCCAAACATAGTGCCTATTTGGCGCACAACACCAGTGGGAGTTTGCATTTTCTCCTGAAACCGTTGGTAGGGGTCTTTAACTTGGATTTGTGTCTGAACTGCTTCCTTGGTTAAGTTTTTTTTTTAGATGCGGTCTTAAAGTCTCGCATATTGAATGAGGAAGCAACAGGCATATCTCCAGGTGGCTGTTGTTCCTCACTGGGTAAGATTGTAGAAAAAAAACTTACTGCTGGTTCTGTCTCGGATATAACATATTTGCCTGGGGCTTTTCTGTGTGCATAATATGGTTTTTTGAATTTGTCAGCTAATTTTCCAGCCAGTTCTTCTGTTGTATCAGATCTGCTTAAGGCTCGTGCATAGTCTGCACCTGTGGTTGGGATGCCATCATCAGGAATTATTTGAGCTGATTTTCGAGAATAATGATCGTCTTTCTTAATCTTCTTCTCTTTGGGTTCTATAGGTTTGCCATCTTCTTCAACAGGGATATTAGCACCCTGAGCAGACTTATGTTGCTTCATATTAAAAGACTTCTTGGATGATTTGATTGGCTCATCAGGGAATTGTTTGGTCTCGACTTTCTTAATTTCATCATTAGGAACAACCGCAGCAACCTTGTCTTCGGCGTGAGTTTTTTTGATCTTAATAGCTAGTTGATCTGGGTCACCCTCATCGTGAATCTCTTTGATTTCTTTAGAGAGTTGGTTTCTTTTAGCTGTCTTAAATCCTTTCAGATTAAAAGCTTTCTTCGGTTTATTCTGAGCACCTTGTCCTGGTGCTAGTTCATGACCGGCTGCCTCTTCTCTGTGATTACGATCTGATTGCGTGGCTTCAACGTTATTTTGATCTACATCTTTGGTCCACTTGAATGGAGGAGATGTATCAGTAGTTGGAGAATATCCCCTCTTCTTACCTTCCTTCTCTCGCATCTCTTGCATACGGGCTTCCATATTGCCAAAGATAGCCGCTGGGCGAGGCTTTCTGGTCTCACCTGGCTTGAGTCTCATCTTATTTTCTTCAGGAACATTACGGTTAATTTCAAACCGCTTGTTAATCATTCCACCAACTATATCACCATCTTCATTGACATACTCACGAGAGAACTTATCCATAGCGTTTGCGCGCCATAGTGCTTCACCACAAATAGTCTTATTATCATCGATTGCAATACCGTCGAGACAATGATGACGACAAATGTACTCAGAAACTGAATCACCCATATTTTTGCCGCGAAGTTTGGGGCAAATCCGTTTCTCAGTGGGACCATATAACATATATGCATGACCAAATTGATCGGCTGCGGTTTTAACCATTGCTTCTTTGTTGTTTAAGACATGGTCGTTCAGATCAAATTTGATTATGCCTTTTGGATTGTGTTTACTCATAACTGGTTGCTCCACAGTGCTAGTTCCTAAAGCAGCAGGGGCAACGAAATCCTCGTAAATACTAGCCAAGAATTGCCTTGCCTTATCCTGTTCTTGATAACTTAAAGCCTGAATTGCTTGCAAAGCAGAATTAGCATCTTCTTGAAGTATCTGACTTACTGACCCTAGAATCTCTTGCTTTGCTCTTTCTGAAAGTATATCTCCCCTCCCTTTGTCACCTTGAAAAGATAGAAGAGATTGAAGATACTGTTCAATAAATTGCCCCTTTTCTGTCTCATCTACAGGATCAGGAGCCATTACTTGAGCAGTTCGAGATGCCCGCATCTGAAATTGCTGTCTTTCTACTTGTCTCTGATCCTGATTGGTATCAATCAAAGACCTAAGCCGATCAAAATAAGTTCTCAATTCCTGTGGCTGTACAGCTCTGTCTGTTGCCTTTTGAAATTGTTCGACTGTTGGTCCAAGCATTTCCTCGTCAATCGTGTTCCGTAATGTCGTCAGATCGTCTGCTTCTAATAGGTTTCTGATTTCTGGCTGCTGACGAATTACCTGAGCATATGGTTCATATTCTGGCAATGTCAATAATCGTTCCATCTCTTGTATTAGAGGCAAGTTTTGAGCTTGTTGTAAAACTCTTGACTGATCCGCATTATCCGCAGTATCAACCACATCACCCGTCTGTATATTCACAGTTTCATCAGGATGATATATATCATCTAATGTGTCAAAGCCTCTCTGAACATCAGGGCCAGCATCCGTACTTGGTACTGCTTCTGCATACTTTTTGAGATTGAATGCCACATTACTTTCCGTTAAAATCTGCTAGCCCGTCAAAGAGTTTATCTACTGAAGCTCTATGTACACTCTTACGATCAACAGGATTACCTAGAACTTCATCTAGTAATTTAGTCTCTGCTTTCTTGGCAGGTTCCGATTTATCCCATTCCTTGCGAGCAGCTTCTTTTTTCATAGTAACTTCTTCTTCTGACTGTTTAATGGATTCTCCAGCAGTCTGTTCAGGAAGGTCATCAAAACCGTTTTTACCCCAAATATCCATTGAATTTGTTGGCATATTTTGATTACCAACATGTTCAACAGTAGAAACATTTGTCACAGAAGCAACTTTACTTTGAATAACTTCCTCATTGGCTAATTTCTTCTGTAGTTCTTCCCAGTGTTGCTGCTTTTGATCCTTGGCAAACTGTGTTTTAGCTTCCTTGCTCTGCTTAATTTGCTCATCGCCAGTTGGCTTAGTTGCCAACTCGGCTAGTTTACCACTATCCCAAATACTATTCGGGTTTCTTGATTGTCCCATAAACTTGCCAGCTTTGTGCTCGTTTTGACCATACTCAGGGTTATATCCCGCAGGAATAACAGCGTGGTCATTTGCATTGTCCAAGAGGTTTGAAGAGAGAGAATTACGAGTATCGCCCGTTGGTGGTGCTTCCTCGGTGGCAACTCTATTACAGAACTTCTGAGCAGCTCTTTCCAGATTCTTTCCTCGCAATCCATCGTTCATAGCCTCCTTGGCGAAGGCTATGACGTGCTCGCGGGCTATGCCTACGTGAGCGCGATCAGCGGCAAATTCAAGCTCGCCAATGATATTTCTCAATTCCTCATTCTGAACATTTCTAAAATCTGCATCAGTTGCAGATGAGAAGATGTCCATACCAGTGATTGGGACTTCTTGTTGACGAGTGTTAGTCTGAGCGGCTTTAGTAAAGACAACATCTTTGACGATGCCGTCTAGTAAGCTGCCCATTACATCGTTATCATAGCTATGTCCTGATAATTTCATTATTTATTTC